GTCTAAATGACGAAGAAATCACAGGCTTGACCAATTCATTCTCAGTTTATGGATATCTTGCACTTTCTTGCAGTGAGCCATTGGCTGCGACACGATTTGGTGGAGTCGCTGGTTACTAATAATTAAAAAAGGAGACGATTATGGACTGGACTGACTTAAAGGCATATGTAGGTGCATCTGCAAATGATGATGCTTATGTTGAAGAATGTTGGGACATAGCAAAGGATTTAGTTGCATCTTATATTAAGAGTGCAAAGATTCCTGCAGGTGTGTTAAAGCGTTCTTATCTTGAAGTAGGTTCAGAACTATTCCAGCGTCGTAATGCACCAATGGGAGTGGCTCAATATGCCACATATGATGGTTCTCCCATCAATACAGCAAGAGACCCTCTCGTTGGTGTGTATCCTTTGCTGAACCGTTATATGGTGAGGTTTGCATGAACATAACGGCAGTAAGAGATGAATTAGAATCTGCCATAATTCTTGGTGGTATTTCTAAAGTCTACAAATATGTACCAGAAAGACCTAATCCACTCTGTGCGATTATGGAACCTGATACTGAGTTTATTACTGTATACGAAAATCAATATGATGCAGATTATGCAACTAATTGGAAAGTATTAATACTTGTTCCGTATGCAACTAATGAAACTGAGACAGAAAATCTTGATGACACATTAGACACTCTTATTCCTGCTATGTGGGAATACACAACTGCAAACAAACTCATTGTTGACAAACCATTTATTCAAGAGGTAAATGGAGCAAGATTTCTTGCAACGAACATAAATATTTCAATAGATATTGAAGGAGGAAATTAAAATGGCTCGTATTAAAGGTAAGTCCATAGTCTTTGAAGTTGATGGTACAGAATATGCAGGTGGAGTAAGCAATGTTGTTTTCTCATCTGCCGTTAATACCCTTGGTTTTGGAGATTATGAAGACTCGCTAGATTTTACCTGCGCTGTAACTGGTTATCAGGATACTGCAGCAGCATCATTTCATTCATTCCTATGGGACAACCCAGGAGTGTCTGTAAATATTACATTTGCACCACACGGTAATGAATCACCTTCTGCAGCACAACCACACTTCACAGCAAGTGGTTATGCAGAAGTTGTTCCAGATCTTGGTGGAGCAGCAGGAGAATATTTTACATTTGACTTAACATTCATTCTTGATGGTAAGCCAACTAGAGTAAACGCCTAAGCAGTGGCTATGGCAGAAGTAGTTGTAACAGGCGTTAAAGAAACAATAAATGCTTTAAATCTTTTTGTAAAAGATATGGAAGCAAATAATTCTCTAAACAGAGAAATTGGTTCTAAAGTCTCACAAAACGCTTCTGCCTTAGCACCAAAAAGAACAGGTGCATTATCAAGATCTGTTGGATTTGAGGCTTCACCACTGAAGGCAACAATCTATGCAGGTAGTGCAGCAGTTCCTTATGCTGGAGTAATTGAATATGGTTGGCCACAAAGAAACAGACAGGCAAAGCCTTACTTAAATCCAGCGGTAAAGAATAACATGGGATTTATCCTAAAGAAGTACGAAGAAGAAGTGCAAAAGTCAATACAGAAATACAATTTAAACTAACAGGAGGCAGTAAATGGAACAGCAAGACTTAATGTCAACACTCAAGTGGAAAGAACTTGCAGAAGTTGAAGCATATTTAGAAACACCAATGGATGAATGGAATGTCATTGAATCCAAAGCCAAATTAGCATTTGCTATGCAATATATGATGGCAAAGCGAACAAACCCATCCCTTACAATACAGGATGCAGAGAATATGTCAATTCAAGAATTGACTGACCTTGCTGGAGTTGAATTTGCTGACCCAAAAGAAGTGAATCCAGCATAAGCAAGATGGCGCAATTCTGTGTTGCTACAGGATATACGCCAGATCAATTTTGGAATATGACGCTGGAAGAGTACGCTGCAATTGCAACTGCACTTAACAGAAGGAGGAGATAGTGGCACAACAGATAAAGATTGACATTGTTGCAGATGTCCAAAAACTGCAGCAAGGCGTTGATCAGGCAAATAAACAACTGGGTGGGCTTGACGCTTCTGTAAAAAAGGTTCAGGGATTAACTACAGCATTTGCTGGTGTTGCAGTTGCAGCAAAAGGCTTTGACATTGCTGGTGGATTTATAAATAGTACCACAGATGCAGCATCAAATTTAGAAGAAACATTATCTAAAACAAATGTATTGTTTGGTGATTCTGCAGAAGAAGTTGTAAAATTTGCAAGTACTGCTGCTAAAAACTTTGGTCAATCAAAACAGCAGGCTTTAGATGCATCAGCAACATTTGCTACATTTGGTAAGGCTGCTGGGCTTGCTGGAAAAGACCTAGTTGGATTCTCAACAGACTTTGTTGGACTTGCTTCTGATTTAGCATCATTTAATAACACATCACCTGAGCAAGCAATTAATGCAATTGGTTCAGCCCTTCGTGGAGAATCAGAGCCACTTAGAGCATACGGTGTTTTGCTTAATGATGCAACACTTAAAAATGCAGCATTAGAATTAGGATTAATTAGCACAACTAAAAATGCATTAACTCCACAACAAAAAGTTTTGGCTGCACAAAAAGTTATTTATGAACAAACTACAGCAGCCCAAGGTGACTTTGCAAGAACATCAGATGGTTTGGCTAACTCACAAAGAATTCTTGAAGCAGAACAAGCAGACTTAAACACAAATCTTGGTAAGACATTTTTGCCAGTAATGAAACTTGTTAATGAAGCCATGAGAACAGCAGTCGGTGTATTTACATCGCTGCCTGGCCCAATTCAGCAAATTATTGTTGTCGTAGGTCTTGCAATAGCAATTCTTGGACCTTTCCTTCTTTTAATTAACGCCATTAAGGGTGCGATGGTTGCACTTGAACTAGCAACCTTAGCCAAATCAGCAGCAACTAAAATAGCAACAGCAGCACAATGGTTATTTAATGCTGCAATGAGTGCTAATCCAATTGGACTTGTAATTATTGCAATAGCAGCACTTATTGCAATCATTGTTGTTCTTGTTAAGAATTGGGACAATATAACAGAAGCAGTAGGAAAACTTTGGGAAAAGATTAAAGAAGTAGTTCCAAAGGCTTGGGCAAAGGTAATGGAATTTAAAGATAAGGTTGTTGGCTTTGTTGGAGATATTGTTCGGGCCTATTTATCAATTCCAGAGAGAATGCTTCAAATTGGCAGAGACATTGTTGAGGGACTATGGAACGGTATGAAAAACATGCTTGGTTGGCTAACAGATAGAGTAAGAGATTTATTTGGTAGTGTTATTAATGTTGCCAAGAAAGCATTTGGTATTAGGTCTCCATCCAAAATATTTGCTGGCATAGGTAAAAATATTGCTCAAGGTTTCTGGACAGGCGTAAAAGGTCAAAAAACATATCTCAAAAATAATCTTGATACTTTCTTTAAAGATATAATTCCTACTATAAGTACAGAAACATTAATTCCAGACCTTTCAAACTTTGCAACACTTGAGGATCTTGCAGATTCAATAAGTAATGCATCAGTAGAATTTTCAACTTTTGCTGGCGTTGGACTTGATTGGAATTCAGGTACAGGACAGATTGATATTGATAATACTGTTGTTACAACAGATATGCTATATGGAATAATGGAAGAAGTGCTTGGATCGCCAGTTGTGGTTAATATAAATGCAGGTCTTGGTACTGACCCATATGTACTTGGACGAGAAGTTACTAATGCACTTAAACAATATTCAAGAATATCAGGTAATGTAATATGAGAGTAAATGAAGTAATTCAATTACAAGTATATGATGGTTCAGTTTGGACTGACTATACTGAAGGTTTACTTAATGCAAACATTGTTCGTGGTTGCCAAAATTATCGTGGTCCACAAAGTATTATTGATGTTGGACAATTACAAATACAAAGCACTAATCCAAATCTTGACCCTTATATAAATAGTGCTGTTAGATATAACAATCAAATAAGAATATTAGCAAATAGCGTGGTTATTTTTACTGGAAAAATACAGGGTATTGATGTTCAATATAGACCTAAAGACAATCCAATAATTACTTTAACTGTTTTTGACATTATTGCTTCTATGCAAAAACATATCCTTACACCCGATTTTATTTATCAACAAGAAATTTGGTCAACAGTTGAATTATTACAAGAATTAGTAGCAGATGCAGAAATACCAGATTATTACAATAATGCAATTGTACATGATGGAACAGATAATGTTGGAACAGATATTGATGTAGGCACTACAGCATGGGATGCAATTTCTAAAAGAGTTATTACTGATTTAGGTTTTATTTATTCTGATGTAAATAATTATATAAATTATTATAGATTGCCATCAACAGACCCATTACATCCAAATAATTCAAGACCAGTAAAGGCTTCGTTTGATTATGATGGTGGAGAATTATCTTATCAAACAATTAATTTAAATGATGGATTTGAAAATATAGTTAATCAATTAAACATTAATGGTTCAGTTACAAAAATACAACAAGCATCTATAGATTTATGGGGCAAATCACAAGATTCATTATCAGTATTAACAGGCGACCCACTTATAATAACTGATATTTCAGATGCAATATTTGTTGAAATGTCTAATCCAGTTCGTGAAGTATATGAAATAAGTTATGATGCATCTAAATATCCAGATATAGCAAAGAATATTGATTTATTAGATAATATTAGTATTAATCATAAAATAGGTCCAACAACATATATTGATAGACCTTATGGTATTGTTGGAATTAGACATGAAATTGGATATGATTATTGGAAAATTACATATTTAGTTAGAAACTGGAATATACAAGAAACAGCAATGGCAACTCCAGTTATATCAATTAGCCCTGCAAGCGGAGACCAGTTTACAGATTTTACATTTTCATACACAATAGACCCATCAGAATCAATTACAAGTCAATATTGGACATTAGGAGAAGGATTTACAAGTTCTAATCCAAGCGTTACAGTAAATTATTTAAACCCTGGTGTTAAGAGTATATCTTTAACAGTTACAAATATTTATGGATGGCAAAAAACAGCAACCACACAATTAACTGTTGGTGCATCACCACCTATTGTAAGTTTTACATATTCTCTTATTGCTTATAATAGATATCAATTTACATTTACTGGACAAGAAGCAGCATCATATTCTTGGAGTTTTGGAAATGGTAAAACATCAACATTACAAAATCCTATTACTTATTATACTTCAACAAGTCCTGTTACAGTAACATTAACGGCATCAAATGCTTACGGAAGTGCATCTACATCTCAAACATTTACTCCAGTGGCTGTAACTGTTTTACCAATTAGATATGTTAAATTACTTGCATATCATACGCAAGATTTTCAATATCAAAGCACACCATACGGAATTAAAGAATTAAGAATATTTGATGGAGCCACAAATGTTGCTCAAGGCAAAACATTAGAGGTTGAAGAAAGGGCTGGTTCTTTTACATCAGCCCCAACATATCGTGATTCATACTATAGATTAGTTAAAGAAGATAGTAACTTAGTAAGTACATATTTATTAAATGGCGTAACAAGTCAAACTCTTTATCATAGATGTAGTCTTTCAGATACTTTCTTTTTACTTTCTTGGTTCAAAACAAACGTAACTATTAATGGTGTTACACAAACAACAAGAACAGTAGATGATAATTCAACTGAAAATGAAAGTCATCCATATACAATGACTATTGATTTAGGTACAGAAATATTTAATTTTACAGGTATTGAATTTATTAAAGATGCTGCATCACTAGTATTAAGATATAAAGTATTAGTTGCAACAACAAATACACCATCAACTACATGGTACGATGCTGGAACAATAACTGCTCCTGGAACAACATCAACAACAACATTTACTCCAACTACAACATTACCAATAACAACAGCGTGGCCTACATTTAATCCAATATCAAATATACAACCAGTAAGATATATAAAAATGGTTTCAAATAATACAGCATTTACACTTGCTAATGTACATGCTGGAAGTAATCAAGCAAATCGTCCTATTTATCCATCAGATTATGGATCAAAAATTAATGATGATTGGTGGCAATTAGGTTCATTATATGTTCCAAATGAAACTGGTGCAAGTTTTAAATTAGGTCCAAATAGTTGTAAAGTTGGTGTACGCTACGGAACATCTTTTGGCGGGGAATATTCTGCTGGAGATACATTGCCAGGTGGTATTTTAAATGACCTTACTACATATAGTAATATATCTTGGACAAACACAACTCAGCCAATGGAATTAATTATGGATTTAGGTAGTGTTCATTATAATGTTGGTTGGTTAGGATTTGATACAAGAAATTCAAGTAATGTTTCAACAACTACATCAGCAAATGCATTTACAATTTATTTAAGTGAAGATGGAGTTAATTGGGTTTTACTTGATACATTAAATATGGCAAGTGATGGCTATTGTGCGATATATCAAAAAAGAATAGTTACATGGCAACCAAGTAATTTTTCTGTAAAATATCATGGATGTCCATTTACTAAAACAAATGCAATTTTGATTAAAACTACATAGATTTCCTACCATACTGCCGTAGGAATGGCAAAGCCACCCAATACTATTTAATTGAGGGTGGCTTTGTTTATTAATCTTTGATTTCTTCAATAATTGCTTCAACAACCTCAACCTGGGTTTCAGGTTCAGCAACAAGTTCTGCTTTCTTAGCCTGTGTTTTTGGTTTAGGACGCTTCTTGGAAAAGTCCCAGTCTTTCTCATTATATAACTTACCGTTGTAATAGTACTTTTTCATTATTTCTCCTTATCAGCCAGCATAGAGTATATATCGTCTACCCGCTTTTCCAGCCTGTTAACTTGATCTTTGAGGCTTGTGCCTCCATTGGGTTTTAATTCAACTAAAAACTTACTAATTAACCATTTAATTAATGCAACATTTACTCCTAAAATAGATGTAATTGATGCTGCCAGGGCAGTAAGTATTTCAGGAGTCAACATACATATATTGTAAACTATATGTAGATTCACCTTGGAGGTCTTATGGACATATTAGATTTACAACCGCCTACGATAGAATGGCGAGTATACAGGAATGATTCTGCTCCTATGACTATTTTGTTAGCAGATAGCGATGGCAATGCATTAGATTTAGAAGATTGGGATTTTGAGGCTAAGGTTAGAGAATATCCTTTGGATGCAGCAGTAGTTACAACAATGTCAATTGTTAAGAATGAAAATGTCTTGACAATTGAATTAGACACAACAGACCTTCCAATGATTAGTTTTTTTGATATTGAGGGAATAAATAATGTTAATAACAAGGTAAATACTGTTCTTAGAGGACAAATTTTTATTGAAGAGGATGTAACACGATGACAATTTCAACATTATCAACAGGCAAAGTAACAGTTGTTTCGCCAACAACAATTAAAGTATTAGCAACAGGATTAGAAGTTGTTGCAGGACCACAAGGCCCAACAGGCCCAACAGGTGCGACAGGTGCCACAGGCGCAACTGGTGCTACAGGTGCCACAGGAGCCACAGGTGCCACGGGTGCAACTGGTGCAACAGGTGCTACAGGTCCACAAGGTGCTCAAGGTTTAAAGGGAGATAAAGGAGACACAGGTGATACTGGTCCTCAAGGCTCTCAAGGTATTCAAGGAGTAAAGGGAGACACTGGAGATACAGGACCACAAGGACCACAAGGTGCTACAGGAGCAACAGGTGCAACAGGTCCTCAAGGTATTCAAGGTGACACTGGTCCACAAGGTCCTCAAGGAGATACAGGAGCAACTGGTGCGACAGGTGCACAAGGTGCTCAAGGCATTCAAGGTATTCAAGGAATTCAGGGAGAACAAGGAGAACAAGGCGCAGTTGGTCCTCAAGGACCGCAAGGTATTCAAGGAGAACAAGGAATTCAAGGAGATA